ATGATTTTTTGATCATATAGCTAGTTTTTGTTCCATTAAATCATAGTAGGTTAATGGTAACGTTGTTTGTATAAGTTTAGTGAAATTTTCGAAACCCATTTCACTCGGATCCTTATCTTGCATATCTACAAGATAGACTTCTTTACCTTCTGCCATTAATCTTTCACAGAATTTTAAAGCTTGTTTGATTGCATCCCTATCTAATGCAATATAAATTTTATCTACTACAGATGTAACTATTTTTTTCATTAAACTACTCTGTATATTTTTTCCTAATAGTGGGATTGCGTTTCTTTTTATAGCAATAGCATCAAATAACCCTTCACACAAAATTACTGGTACATTCCAATTAATTAAATGTTCATTAGGTATTATATCTCTACTTGCTGATGGGTTTCTATATTTAATATATGGTTCCTTTTCAAATGAACGAGCAGTAAAATAGTTTAATCTACCATCTGCATCATACGTTGGAATTATAATCATATTTTTATATAAACCTGTTTTACAATAACCTATATTGTATTTGATTATATCGTATTTACTCACATACCTATTTTTTAAGTACGTAGTAGCGTGTCTAGCCATTATATCGCTGTTATCAACGTTATTTAGGCTAATATATTCATCTGGTAGTGCAACACTAGATACAACTTGTGTTTCTTTAATAGACCTAGAAGTTTTAACTAAAGATTTAAGTTCTGTAAATTTATCTGCTGCTGCTTTAACTTGTCTAAACAAATTATATATTGTAGTTCCTCTAGCATCACAAGCCCAACAGTGCCAAGGATTTTTACCTTCGCGATTTTCTGTTAAGTTTACTTCTAATTTAGGTTTATGGTGATGACATAAAGGGCAATGGTAAGCATAGTTATTTCGAGCAGTAGCCTTGCCCGAACCTAATACTGAATTTACTAATGTAACTAATAATTGGTTTACCATAAATGGTAATATACGAAACTATATTTTATCAACCACGAAATCTTCAAATTCAATTTCATTTAAGTCTTTTGTGAAAAATTTACCTAAAATATTATCATTAAAAAATTCATCTGGTTTTTCTAATACTTGATATATCATTTGATATTTTATTTCAAAATAAGTTAATGATTTTTTACTAGGGCACATTTTTAATATGGTACGTTCAAATTCATCTTTTTTACCTTCTAATAGTAATTGTTTAATATCGGATTGTGAGCCATAATATTTAAACCAATCTGATTCTTTAACTACTAATTTATATGAAGGTCGTCTACCAACTACCCCTGTTAAGGCTGCTAGTTCTTTTTTACCCAGTTTTTTCTTTTGATTATGAAATAATACTTTCTTCCCAATATACGATTTACCCGAAGGCTTATGTGTTGTAATATAGACAAAACCAAATGTATTTTCTGGGAATTGAGTGATATCTCCTATTTCATGCTGTTTATAGGTCCAACTCATAATTTAATGTTTAAATGTAATATAACTAATTTAATTATAAATATCAAGTTATTATTAACAACAACCTACATATATAATTATTTTAAGTTTAAATAGTGATATAATCAAAACTTGGGTTAAATAGCATCTTATCTGCACCCAATACAACACCTACAACTTGTATTTGCTGACCAGGTACACTTGGGGCAATTACTGAAAAGGTTCCTTGGGTAGTATTTAAAAAAACTTGTTTACCTATATCTGATGAAGTAAATGGATATGATTGATATTCTGCTACCCCCATTAGTAAAATATCTATGGGGTCATTTGCTTTATTAGCAGCAGTAACAGCAATACCTATACAAGGAACTTGAGTACTACTAATAATAGATCTAGCTAATAATACTCTCCCAGCAGTTACTCTTGAAATAGCAACGCCACTACCTACGGATATACCATTTGCCTCATCAGATATTAATGTAATTATAGTACCTGAAAAATTATTTGTAGCTGAAAAAGAATCTTCTAATCTTCTAAGGTTCTCTAGACTAACTTTTTTCTCACGACTTGAAGGTGCTGCATCTATATCACAAAAAGCTAAAAAATCACCATTTTGAATATTATCATCTTCATCTAAATTACTACAAATATCTAAGCTTATCACGGCTTGATTATTAGCTGTAGTAACTGCCAATCCACCACTTGATGAAGCTATAATACTTGTTGTACCACCTGTACTACTAGTACCAGATGTACCACTTGAACCTGCTACTCCACTAGTTCCTGATGTTCCTGAAGAACCTGAAGTTCCTGCTGGTCCTGAAGAACCTGCTACTCCACTAGTTCCTGATGTTCCTGAAGAACCTGAAGTTCCTGCTGGTCCTGAAGAACCTGCTACTCCACTTGTACCTGATGAACCTGATGAACCCGAAGTTCCTGCTGGTCCCGAAGAACCTGCTACTCCACTAGTTCCTGATGTTCCTGAAGTTCCTGCTGGTCCTGAAGAACCTGCTATTCCACTTGTACCTGATGAACCTGATGAACCCGAAGTTCCTGATCCACCTGTTCCACCTGACCCATTGGTTTCCATTAAGATACAATCGTCATCAGTAATTGAAAAGTCAATAGTACTAGATTGGAAACCTCTTATGGTTAAGACTCCATTTGTATAAGAACTAACTACATTAGCTTCTGATAAACCACCTGAAGCATCTAGTATACCATTAATATCATTAGCAAATTCTACATCTGTAAAGTTTAATGCTCCAGAAGGTTGATTATTTTTATTAAAAACACCATTCCAGCCATATTGAGAAAGTGTTCTATTAACTCCATTATTATTATAATAGGGATTAGTTACATTTCCACCAGAAAAAATAGATTGTAAGGAACTACCACAACCTGTTGCGGTATATGAAGGTGTCGTTATAGCAGTTTCAAAATCAGTTCCAATTATTTCTGATAAGGGATTTATAGCAGCATATGACTGTAATAACATATTTTGTGCTTCACTATCGAATCCTCCAGCATTAGTTCCTACAACAGGATATAATATGGCTCCGAAATAATCCATTGAACTTAAAGAACCGGTAAATTCATTAAAATCTGAAATATATGTGTTTGATGGTTCCTCAGTTTGACCTCCAGATGTGTAGGCAAAAGAAGGAGGACAATTATTTAATTGGTAGCTTTGTTTTGCTTCATTGGTAAAAGAAAGTAAAAATACACGGGTTGGGGGTACGTAATTTGAATTACCCCAATTAGTTGGAATACCATTAGTGGTCCAAGTATAACTTCCTCCCCCAATGGCTGATGTGCCTGAACTTAACCAATAACTTCTTCCGGTTATAGCATTTGATGGAGTAGTTCCATCCATTTCCTGATCTCTTATGGTTGCATTTGTAGATTGGAGTAAATTAGCTTGAGCTATATATTCTTCTTGTATTACTGAATTTGGTAATCCTATATATAGATTACCACTATAACTTGGATTATCTTCTTTATATTGTATAAACCAACCACTAATTGCATCATATAATGTAGCTCTATTTTCTTGTGAAGTAGAAGAAACCGCTCGATATGCACCTGATGTTGTGTCAACTATTGCGTATACATCAGTATCTCCTGTTAAACTAGTACCATCACACGTAGTTACTACAGAAACAAGACCTGATGTTCCTGATGAACCTGATGAGCCTGATGAGCCTGATGAGCCACTTGTTCCTGATGAGCCACTTGTTCCTGAGGAACCTGAAGCTCCTATTTGTCCTGATGTTCCACTTGTTCCTGAAGAACCTGAGGCTCCTGTTTGTCCTGATGTTCCTGATGAACCACTTGAACCTGATGAACCGGATGAACCTGATGTTCCTGATGAACCTGATGAGCCTGATGTTCCTGATGAACCTGATGTTCCTGATGAACCTGAAGAACCTGAAGTTCCTGAAGAACCGCTTGTACCCGAGGAACCTGAAGCTCCTGCTGGGCCCGAAGTTCCTGATGATCCACTTGTACCTGATGAACCCGAGGCTCCTATTTGTCCTGATGTTCCTGAAGAACCACTTGTTCCTGATGAACCTGGGGCTCCGTCTACTCCTGAAGTACCTGATGAACCACTTGTTCCTGAGGAACCTGAAGTTCCTGATGAACCGGATGAACCTGATGTTCCTGAGCTACCTGAGGAACCTGAAGTTCCTGATGAACCGGATGAACCTGATGTTCCTGAGCTACCTGATGTTCCACTTGTACCTGCAGATGCTGCAGATGTACCTGATGTACCTGCTGTACCTGATGTACCTGTTGTTCCACTTGTCCCTGATGAACCACTTGTTCCTGCGGATGCTGCAGATGTACCACTTGTTCCAGATGTTCCTACACTACCATCTACTTCCATTAAAATACAATCTTCATCAGTAATTGAAAAGTCTATAGTATTAGATTGGAAACCTCTTATAGTTAAGACTCCATCTATGTAAGAACTAACAACATTAGCTTCTGATAATCCAGAATCA